CCCGAACCTAGCAGAGGCGGGTTAGTTACAGAATCGTCAACGACAAGGCCACGGTCACCGCGGAGGCAGTCCGCGCGGTGACGACGTAGAGCTTGTAGAATGGCGTTCCGTCAGCATCGCCGTGGACGTAAATCAGGTCACCCACCCGCAGCCGGTCAGCCAGCGCATCGAAGTAGTTGGCAGCGATTACCAGCGCCGCCGTGTCGTTCGTGCGATAGCCCCATATCTGCGGAGCGTCGTCATTTACGTGCGTTGAGATTTTCTGGAAGGTCCCGCGTGTCAAAGCCACAACATTACCTCCTAGGCCGCCGACTCGTCGGCGTGAACGTCCACGATGCCCTCGTCATCGACGACGCAGGCACCTGCCTTGATTACGCCGCATGAGAGGTGAGAGGTCTTTTGGGCTACCCAATCGACCCGCACTCGGATGTCCAGACCAACAGCCTCACCGACAGACGGTCGATGGTAGGCGAAGCACGTGCGGTCATTCGTCGAAACGGGCAGACCGCCCTCACCTCGGTTCTTACCGATCATCTTGAACATGAAGCCGTAGAAGTCGTTTTGTTGGCCACGCACCAGCGCCTTGACCGAGTTGTAGTCGACAGAGCCGACCTCGGTCGTGCGCAACAGCGACCGCTTCTGCGAGCTCGAGTAGATGAAAAAGCGCTCCCCTTCGGGGATTTCGTCGTCATCCATGAGCTCGCCGGCGCTCGCAATCTTATTCACCGGCATGTTGGTGGTTCCGATTGCGACGCTTTTCGTGGTCGATGACCCGTTGAGCGCGTTGATGATGATTTGGTCCTCGCGTCGGCCGAGAGCCGAGGCGATGGTGTAGGCGAGCTTCTGCCGTTCCGAAAAGTTAACCGTTTGCTGGTTAAAAATGTCGGTGTATTCGCTCGCTTCCCAATCCGTCAACGTGCAAGGCGGGATGGTGTGCGTCACGTTCATGGGTATGACGTCCGCGCTCGGGGAGGTTTTCTCCGAAGCGATACCGTCACCCATGAGCCTGAAGTAATGGGTGTCACCCACGACGCCGGTCACGCGATCTACGCAATCGCGCAGCTTTCCGACGCCCTGGTACTTGTGCTTGACCTCCGCCGCGAACTGCTTACGCGCAGCCGCCGTGAGGTTCTTGGACATATCCGGTCCTCCGTATCCGTTGGGGTCGGCATGTTTTCACAAGCCACCTTGACGGGTACACGGTAGGACCGTGGCCGCGCCGGCGGAGCTCAAAGTTTCGAGCCCAGGCCGCGAAGCGGGTACTGGTCAGCGAGGAAGTTTAGAGGGTGAGGCGCTCGGGTGCGGTACTCATTCCTCGGGTTCGTCCTCTGGGTTAAGAGCTTGCCACGCCTTCTCGACCTTCGCAACAGTCGCCGGGTCGCCGGCCTGGTATTTCTCCCCGGCCATGAGCTCGAGAATCTGCTCCTCGTTCATCGGGCCGCCTACAGCCTCGTCGCCACGAGAGAGCCGGTGGCCCTCAAAATACGGCCGGAGTCCCTGAAACAGGCGCACCGCGTCGGCCGTCTGCAAAACCCGTTTCATGGCAGAGAACTGGTCGGCCGACAGTCTCGAGGCGTAAAATCCCGACAAGTCCTCGAGCATCTGCGCCGGCGCGAGCTTGAGCTCGGTCGCCAGCTCTTTGATTCCCTCGAGCTCGGCCGCCCGGGCCTCGAGGCGATCGGCCGCGGCGGCCTGGTAGTAAGCGGCGGAGAGCTCGTCGAAGAGCTCTTGACTGACGTTCGCCTTCGCCATTGCTCCGGTGATCGACTCGAAGAAGGCGCTTTCCTTGTCCACCTCGACCTCGAGGCCTTCGGGCACGTGGATTTCGTAGCCGCCTTCGGGCTTGCCCGAAAAACCCCCGATCTGCTCCTTGAGCGCCAGATTTTGCGTCTGCTGCTCGATGTAGGCCTTTAAGAGCTCCTGGTCGGTCTTGTATTTGTTGAGATACGGGGTCGCCGGGGTGTGAACCTCGCCGGGCGCGGTCGATTCGCCGCCCTTTGCGGCCCCCTCTTGCTTGTGCTGGCCGTTCTCGGCCTCACCGGCACCACCCTTACCGCCCGTGCCAAGGTCGCTTAGAAGGCCGTCTAGGCCCTCTGCTGCGGATTTTCGCCCACCAGCCTCTCCGCCAGTGCCAGCAGCACTCTCCCCGCTCGCCCCAGTAGTCGCGCCAGCTTCACCAGCACCAGCGCCAGCAGCACCTCCACCAGCAGCTTCACCGCCCGCCTCTTCTTGATACGGAAACCGTTTCAAAAACATACCTCATCCTCCTGCCCCCGCTTGTTTTTCCGCCTGCTCGCGCTCGGCCGCCTCGATCAGAGCGTAGCCCTGCTCGAAAACGTCCTTGAGCTGACGGATAACTTCGTTCATTCCATCGCGCCAAGCCATGAAGAGCGCGTCATCGGCCGGGCCGAGGCCCGCCGGCGTCTGCTCGGTGCGGTAGCTCGGCCGCTCGATCGTCCGGCGCTCGAGGTGCCGGAGCCAGCGCGCGCCGAGCTCGGTGCGCAGTAGGTGGTAGGTATCGACCGCGAAGAGCTCGGCCTCCCTCTCGGCGCGCTCAGCCTCCTCGAGAAGGCCGATTGCGGTGCCTACGCCCTCCGAACGCGGATGGCTTGGAGTTGCCGGGTCGGTCATTGCGGGCATCACTTCTTTGTTGCGACGAGTTGGCCGGGCTTCGGCATCTCCGGCCTCGAGGAGGCCTCTGCCACGAAGTCAGTCAACACCGACAAGGCCCGCGCGATCAGCGCATGGTCGGCGCGGTTGAGCGCGATGCCGGCGGTTGCTTTGTCGAGAATCTCAAGAGCTTGCTTGGGTGTCACTATCGGGCCTCCTATTCGATCACGTCGGTTGCACCGGCGAGTGAGGCTTGGGTTTTCAGAAACGCATAGATGGCAGCGATCGAGTTACGAGTATTGAAGATGTCGCGGATTGCTGCTTGGTCGGTTGTTTGCACAAACAGGCTATACCCTGCTGCACCGTCGGGGTCGTCGAGCCGCGCCTGACGATTTCGGTAAACATTCGCCCGGATGTTCATAATTACACCGCCGCCGCGGCGTTCTACGTCCACACCGAACAGTCGCACGTAGGCCGATGGCACTACGATTCCGCCGTCAATAGTGATGTCGTGTTGCAGAGCCATCGCTTCTCTCCGTTATGCCAGTGTAAAGACAGGGATAAAGTAGTCTCCTGCCGCCATACGACCAGCTCCTTCGTCGGCAATGCTGATTTTCAAAAAACCTTGCCGCGTCGCCGTGGTCACGTCGGCCTCGTCTACGATAGACCGCGTAAGCGGTGTCGTCGCGCTGGTCTTGCCGATTGCATGTAAAAAGTTGGCGTCGTCGTCTTGCTGGTCAAGGCGAAGAACAGGTCGAGCCGCGGTCGTTGATTCTTGTCGGATGGAAAATTGAGCGTTGGAAACATTGGCAGCGTCGTTGATTGCAGCGTGACCGTCGAGCATGAATATATGCAGATTCACCCCGGAGCGCGTCACCACGAACTTGGTGTTCACGTTTGACCCGAACTTCGCAAAAATGGACGTGTTGGCAAAAAGGGCCGCGCTGAGCGTAATGTTGGAGTCACTCACGACAGACAGATTGTCGAGTCCAAACACCTCAGTGTTTCGGAGGTAGGCACTCAGGTCATCGTCAAGGTACAGGTATTGGTTGAGCGTCATGCGGATGCTCTTCCCAAGGTAGAGGTTTTGATAGCGCTTTGAACTAGACCCAAGATCGTCTGCGTCGTCCACCGTTGGCGACACCAACCCAACCGTCAACGGAGCCGAGAGCGTCTTACCTGAGAGAGTTTGTGTATCTGTGGTGCCAACGACGCCGCCGCTTGGCGGTGCCTTGGTCGCCCATATATCAAGGTCAGCATCCCAAGCCTGCACGTCCGTTCCGATCACGAGTCCAAGTTGCGCTGGCGTGACCGCATGAGGATTCGCCGCGCTGGCAATGTGCGCGTCGATCGTCGCGTGGCTGTTCGTGCCGATGCCGCCGATGTTGCCGTGCGCAATCGACGCCTCGGTAAAGTGAATTGTCGCGTCGCCGGTGTGCGCAGTCAGAGCCGAGGCGAGCGCGTAGGCTTGAAGATCGGTGATGTCGGCCTCGAGGTGGGTGTGCGCCGTTGGTGCCTTGCCATCAAGCGCGGCTTGAAGATCGGTCTGCGCCGAGAGGGTCCCGGTGATACCACCCCACACCGCGCCGGCGCCGCTCACGGCCGCATCCACGTAGGCCTTCGTGGCGGCATCTTGGACGAGCGCCGGGTCGGCAAGGTTGCCGGCAGTAAAGCCGCCGAAGTCCACGGCCCCGGTCATTGTCCCGCCGGCGAGCGGGAGCTTGGCCGATAGTGCGGCGGCAAGATCGGCTTGCAGCGCGAGCGTCCCGGCTATCGAGCCCCAAGCGGCTACGCCGCCGGCCGTGGCGTATTCCGGCGTCGCGGGCCCGTTAAGATCGTCGAGAATCCAATCGACCAGCTCCCCGAGCGACGCGCGCGCCGTGAAGGGACGATCAGTGTGGCCGCCCTGAATGGCGAAGATCGTGCCGCGCGTGAGCCGTTGGGTGTTTTCGGGCAGCTCCTCGAGAAGAGGAACCGCCCCCCGGGATGAGGTCGGCGCCGTTGCCATGTGTTATGCCGCAATCTGACCGGGTTGTTGTTGACTCGCCGCTGCCTGCTGCTGAGCATCGGTCGCGTTGAGCTGATTCCCCGTGTTGGCCATCTTCGCCACCATCTGCTGCAACTTCTCCCGCTCCTGCTCGGAGCGCACCAGCTTGGTCGGTATGCCCCGCAGCTTGGCCAGATACTCGGGCACCGCCTCGGTCTTGATTCCGAGGTTGGCAATCTCCGGCCCCAGCGCGAGAACGTCCTGCCAAAGCTGTTGCCACACCGCGACGTCCTCCTCGTCTTGCGCCCGCGACAGCGTCGAAACGTAGCGCACCCTCACCTCGCGGCCGTCCACCCGGAAGTCGGGCAGCTTGCCGCGCGATTGAAGCAAGCCTACCGATTTCTCGATGATCGAAGCAACGAGCTCTTGCTGTAGCCGGCCGAAGTTGGAGCCGTTGTCTCGGAGCGCCTCCTGCTGGCGAAGCAGCCACTCGGTCGCCGTCTTGTTCGGCGCATCGACCGGCCCCATGTCCTTCGCAAGCATCGCCTCGCGTATCTCTTCGCGCAGCTCTTTGGTTACGAGCGCGGAAACGTCGAAGTCGTGTGAGCTCTTGAGCGGCTCGAGCGCGTTGGGCTTGCGCACCGGAATAATGCGACCCGGCCGAATCCGCGCCGTATGCGGATTGAGCAGGCCGTCGGTCAGCCCGAGCCACGCGCCCGAGATTGCGAGCGCGGCGTTGCGCAGTACGAGCTCGGTGACGCGGTTGAGCGATTTCGCCGCCGGCAATACTTCCATCGCCGGCCCGCGGCCGTACACCTCGCCGGGAACCTTCGACCACCGGAAGTTAATCCACGGGCTTTGATCGAGCTCCTCCTCGTAAATGACGTGTTCTTCGCCTTTGGCGACGCAGAGGTAGGAGTTACTTCGATCGTCGGGGTTGTAGATGTTGGCCTCAATGATTTCCTGCTGCGTATCGGGAGATTCTCGAAGCAGGCGCTCGAGCGTCGGGCCGAGCTGCCCGCGCGGCCACTCGCGCCGGATGTTGCGCACCGAGAGCTTGCGGTTGCGGAATACGGTTTCAATCGTTCCCCAGGGCCCCTCTTCGAGCACAAGCTGATAGAGCGGCACCGCTTGAAACTGCAAGATGTTGCTCGAGCCGGAGTCTTGCACGGTCATCGACCCGACGCTGACCACCAAATCCAAGCAGGCCTCGTGGCCCTCGGTCGCTAGGTTGGACTGGTCGAGATAGTCGAAGAGAACCGGCGTCACCTCTTCCTCGAGAATCTCGTCGATCTTATCGCGCTGTGTGGGGTCGATGTCGGAACCGGCCTCTAGCTTCACCCACCGGCGAAACGGCGGGAAGAGCGTCTGCATCACCTTGCCGGCGAACTTGTAGGAGGCGCGCACGGGAGTCGAATCGAAAATCTGTAGGTTTTTACGCTGCCCAGGAGTCGAGTCGCCGCGATAGGTGTAGAGGTCGCGCTGCGGCAGGAAGTAGCGATACACCTCCTGGAAATGGCTCTCGAAGGTGTGGCGATTAGAAAACGCCTTGTCGAAGCGCTTGATTACCTCTTGCGCAGTATGCCGCGCCCGGTTGCCGTAGATCAGCCGGAGCCGGCCGGCCGCCGGCGTTGTCGCCGGAAGCATCGAAGAGCGCTCGAGCGCTTGAGCTCGGCGGCTATTGTCCCGGCGCACCGCTGACTCCCGTCACCGGCGCGAGCCCTGTTTGCCCGCCCGTGGTCAGTAACGAAAAGCGCTCCTGAAGCGCCTGCGAGCGCGCCCGGTTGCGCTGCAGCTTGCGCTGCTTGTCGGCTATTTCCTGGTCACGGAGCTGCTGAGCCCGCTTCTCAGAAGCCGACGGCTTCGGTGTCTTTCCCATACTCATAACACTCCCTCCGCCTCTCAAAATACCGCTCGAGCTGGCCGGGTGTAATCACCCACCAGGCCCGAATCCCCGCGAGGTGCTTGGCTACACTAACACACGTCAATAGCCCCCGCGGCACTACCCGGTTTAGATCGTGCTCCGGCGCCACCATGAAAATGCGAGCGCCGGCGTTGATAAACCAGTCGAGCACCGAGGAATCCGGTCGCGCCGGCTTGCCGTGATGGTCACGAATTATGGCCATTTCGCCGCCCCACGATTTAGAGTCTAGCGACAGCCACACCGGGCCGTCAAGTTTCAAGAGAAACACGTGCCGGCAGCCCGGCCCCGTGAACAGCCGCCAGAAGCGCATCGGCCACGTCAGCGGTGCCTCGATGATGTCTCCGATAATCACCACGCAGAGCAGGCCGTCAATCGCGCGGTCAATCTTCGTAGGGGTCCCAATCGTTGCCGCGCTTGAGCTCGACGGCTTCGCTGCGGAAAAACTCCTCCACGGTGTTCTCAATTCTAAACTCCTTCGGCACGCGCCCGGCCCATCCCTGCGCGAGCTGCCGGAGCGCGTCGGCCGGATGCGAAGCCCAATCATGCACGGGTTGGTTGAGGTAGACCTTGCGCTGCTCGTCCCATTGCCGGCGATAGGCGGCCAGCGCGGAGAGCCCGTCGATCGTCCGCGCCTCGTCGAAAATACACCGAGTCAGCAGCGCCCGCGTCATTTCGATACCCTCGACCAGATTCTTGACGCGCGGGACGACGGTAACGTGGAAACCCATTTCTGCGGCCGTTTCCGCGCGGGTCTTGCCGGTCGTGTACTCATGGACCGCGAAGTCATGCGGTACAAAATGCCCACCGTAGCTGACGTTATGCCGCTCGCGCCAGCCCCGCAGCTCCCCGAGGTAGTAGGGCAGCGGCCGGTTCGAGTCGGAAAGAAAGTCGACGAGGCGAATCTCCTTGCCAAC